CTTACATTCGTGCTTCGGTTTTGGGTCTTCCTGGTATCACTCCATTAAGTTTTAAAGAGCCAATGCAGACAACTGTACCTGTTGTCCAGTATGGCTTTAATCCCTCTGATGGTGAGCTGTATATTGGCTCTTCCTTGGGATCATTTGACTTGAGTAAAGGACTGTTGTATTATGACCATGATACTTTTAACTTCCAGTGTGGATCTCCTGTTGTTGATGGACGTGATTTAGCGTTCGTTTATGGTCTCCACGCTGGTATTACAGGTAATAAAAATTACGCTCGTCTTTTATGTCGACCCCCTCTTGTTGAAGTAAACACTACAGAGGGGGGGACCCGTAATACCACTAAGGGTCAGAACATGAAAGCTGCTCGGAACGAGCGTAATAAGGTTGATTTCGACGCCCGGAAACAGCGTCGTGTTGAACATGAGAAGGCTAATGAAAGAGAACGAGAGAAATGGAATAAGACAGATCGGTCTGAGAGAACAAATGAGGACTATGAGAAATATGATCGTCGTGAGAAAAGAGAACGTTACGCCACTCAAGAAGAATTTGATAATAAGTGGCGTGAGCGTGTACCTGCTGAGTACCATGACAAGTATGCTCGCTTACAAGATGAGCAAGATCATCTTCTTGAAATAATGTCCCATACTTCTGATATGACTATTCGTGAACAAACCGCAGCGCGTTTGACCACCATGTGGAAAGAGTTTTATGATACGATAGGGTCGACTAGTCGGTACGTTAATTATCGACGTGAAGCGATTCCAGTCGTGCCAAAAAACGACTCTTCGGACGGGGCATTAGATACTCCCCCGCCTCAGTCCGGGATTGTTACTACGACAAGTGTGACATCCACCCATGGGGAGTCGACCATAACTACGGGAAGCGAGGGAAAAGAATCCCCGCAGATATCCACGAATCCCCAACGATCTCTCTTAACACGTTTGGCAAATACTGCTTCGACAGTGGTTTCGGAATGCCTGAGTTGCGTTACACCCACTCACAAACCGCAAAAACCACCATCCAATTTGCCATTGACTCTCTCAAAATCCCAGTTGACCGTTCCTTTAAAAAAGATCCCCTCTGGCGACAAGCCGTCGAAATTACCTGGGAGCAACTCAGGAGTAGACTCGTCGGCGACCAAATCTCGAAAGAGGAAGAGATCGAAGAAGAGATCGACTGGAAAAAATCCCCAGGTTACCCCCATACTTCCCAAGGCTGCCGGACAAAAGCCGATTGGCGTTCCCGGCAAGAGCAAGGGATCTTAGAGGGTGCCAGAACTGCTATGCGCTCAGCCACACCTATCGTTTGGGCTGCTACTATGAAGAAAGAGATTGTGTCAGTTGAGAAACTTAATAAGCGGAAACAACGGATGTTTATGATAATGCCCGTTCACGCTGTTATCCTGCACAAACGATATTTTTCTAAGCAGTCTAAGCGTCTCCGGAACTTCGCGGAGATTGCGCATGGTTATACGTTCTTTTGGGGTGGTGTGGATCGTCTCGCTGACGAACTTGTCGGCGGGCCCGTTGATTCGGAGGATGATGAATTTTGGGACAAATTTTTTCTTGTTATGGAGGAGATTTATGAGTTGCGGATGCGCGCTTTGCGTATATCCGTTGACTTATCTCCCCAGGAACTTGTTGAGGCTGAATTAGCTTCCAATTCCTTAGTTTTCACCTACGTCTTACTCCCTACAGGGGATTGTGTCCGTATTGATCGGCGCATGAACCCGTCTGGAGCTGACGCGACCACTGAGAATAATTGTGTTGGTCGGAAACTAATTGAAAATTTTTGTCGGTTGAAGCATCTGCAATCTCTTGGAGAGCCAGTTCCTAGGTCCTTGCCCAACTTGCGAGGGACCAAATACGTTGGCGACGATCGTGTCGCTAGCATGAAGGAACATTTACCTGGTTATTCCGAATTTTATAGAGAGTGCGTTGCTACTTGTGGTGTCCATATTAAAACTCTGGTTAGTACTAGCGGACCGGTTGGAGCTGAATTTTGTGGCTTTAAATTTGCCCCTAAGCATTGGGACAAAGGCTACATGCCCCTTTTCAACCTGGATCGTTTGTACGCCGGGGTCTTCATCCCTGAAGATGGTGGCGATTTATCTATCGGGTTTACCCGTCTAATGTCATATTCATTGCTATTCTACCCTCATGAGAGTGTTTTTGAGCTCTGAGGCCACTTGTGATATCGTTTTGCCAAAAGTTCCCTGAACATGAACTTTCTGGTATTGTGATTGACTGGTGGTCAGACGAGCCATTTCTCGCTCGGATGTGGGATGGCAAGGAGTCGGCCCTTTTTTCTGACTCCCAGATACATAAGATGATGGAATTCCTGGCGGAGGAGGGATATGATAAGAATCGCAACATCTATGGCTAGTGTTGCCTCATCAATGGAAAAAATGCCCCGGAAGGCGAGGGCAATGTTAAATCGCCTCATTGAGAATCGACAATTGACCCCTGGGGGTCTTAATTGGTTGATCAATGCTACTGATCCTTTTCACGACAGTACTGTTGATTTGTGTGGGTATCCTGATCTCACGAATACCAACACTCTGGTACAGTGTTTTCAGTTTACGCAGACCGTTAACTCTTTTGCTGGAGGTGCGTATGATGCTCACATCGTCTTTAATCCCATGACTCCGCCCTTGTGTGGTTATGGGAGTTCCCTCATTCCGTTTGAGGGTGACGACACTGACACGGACTCTTCTCTTGAGAATGAGTTGTTGGGTCTTAAGTCGCGAGTTTCTACTCCCGCTTTGCCCTATGCAGTGTATCAACCTAATGTGATGACTCTTGGAGGAGTCATTCCTACCCCTATTGGGATTGGTCAGGGACTTTATCCTGGGTGGAACGTAATGATTGGTAATGTTGGTTTTGATTATTTGCTAAGTCCAACCGCGAATGGCACTAACGCTACGTATGGCATATCTATGCCCCAGCCTTCGTTGACTGGTTCGTGGCGGTTAATTGGAACCGCAGTAGAGGTCGTAAACACCACACCTGAACTTTATAAGGGTGGTGCTTGCTCTGTGTATCGATCTCCCAATCCTGTGAATATTGGGCAAATGAGTTGGCCGATTGCGACTGTGCCTGGTACTTATTACACGACGACGGCGCAGTTTGGGGTTGTGCCCCCTAGCACGTCTAGTGTTATTATGACTTACCCATCGTCCAAGATGTGGTCGGCTGAGGAAGGTGCGTACGTGATTGCTGCAAGCAATTCCGTTGACATGCCTTTCGTAACTTACGCCCCTTGTACCTCTGCGTTGATTTCGCAGCCGACCTATGCCCAACTTTACGCTGATTCCGCCCCCCCTGGTGGCCTGCTCTACCCATTCTATGGGTATTTTCCACAGCAAGGCACTTCCGGGGGAACTATCTCCGCTTATGGAGCGCAATCGTGCTCCCATATTCTTCCTTACGACATTTCTGGGATTTGTTTCTCGGGTTTGTCGATTCAATCGACTCTTCAAGTGACGGTCAAGTACTTTGTGGAGCGTGACCCTGGAATCCAAGACCCGACCATGTTGGTCTTGGCTCGTCCACCCCCCACGTATGACCCCCTCGCGATTGAAATTTACAACCGTGTTATGGCTGAATTGCCAGTTGGTTGTAGGGTTTGTGATAATCCACTCGGCGAGTGGTTTTCTGATGTCCTTTCTGCGATAGCGGACTGGGCTCCCACCATTGGTAACTTCGTTGGGACTGTGGTCCCTGGAGCTGGAGCTGTGGGAAATGCAATTGGAGTTGGCGCGCGTGCTGGAAAGGCTTTGCTTCCTAGGTCGGCTTATAAACCGATGAAGAAGCCTAAAGTGCAGCAACAACAGCGCCCCCAAGCCAGAATTCAATTTCCGAACCCCCCTCAACGGCGGTTGCGACCACCACCCTTGCC